TGATTCTGAAGAATTAGATTATCAACCTTATACGCACCATTTTTTTCCCGAAGATGGAAGTGAGTCCTGGGAAGGGGACAAACAAGACTCTTGTTACGAGCCCACAAAGTGATTGTGGGGTAGTTAGAGGCATACAAACCTTGCGGCATTACCGCAGTTTCTACCAAAGGAGCCATTATGGCCAAAAGACATCACGATTCAAAATCACACCACAGAGCTAGCGAACGAGCTCATCACCGTATGGGAATGGCACACGGTGAACACTATGCAGGAATGGAACCTCGTCGCCGTCAAGAAATGGAAGACATGGGCATGATCCGTGAAGACCATTCAGCTGTAGCCAATCTACCTCAAGGCGTTATGATGAAACCATATCGTAAAGAAGGTGGTTATCTTCCTGAAGATCTTGATGACACTATTCGAGGAATCGAACATCAAATGGATTACGACAATGGCAAAAAAATGCAGAACTTCTACCCTAAAAAGGTATAACGATGCCTACTATGCCGAGAATTCCTGGCAAAGCTACTAAGATTGCATTCAAGATATTAGGCGTTCCCGCCAATATCGCGTACAAGCCTAGTAAGAAAGCTAAGAATATTAACAAACGACTTATCTACGAAGAGACCGATCGGGCTAGATAAGCTTTAAGGAGTTAATTATGGCACGATTAGAGCGCCAAAAGTCTCGCAAACAGGTGCGTCGCGATACCGCTGAATGGGATAAGAAACAAGGTGAGCGTGAAGCGTTTAATTTCGCTCGCGTATCGAACTCTGCATCTGACCTTTTTGCTGGTATAGACCCACGTAGACGCCAAGAAGTCGCTGATTCGGGAATGGTCCAAGAAGATCATACCCAGATTGCTAATCTTTCTGGTACGCCTATCCATCATGAATATAAACGGTTTGGGTTTTACTCAAGTCCTTATATTGATGACACTGTTTTAGACTAGTACAACATCACTCTACATAGGTCGCCCCCCGGCTGTGTAGAGTGATGCAATTTATGGAGTTCCCATGAAAAAGAAAGTGACAGTAGCCAAAGGCGTCAAGGTAAAACGTGGCGTTGAGGAAAAGATGCGTAAGAAAAAAGGATCTTCAAGCGCAGGAAAATACAAGAATGTTAAACCGAAGGACTTTGCTGGTGCTTCTGGTGGCGCTTCTGCTTATAGCTTCCCTATTCCTGACTTGGCTCATGCGCGTAATGCCTTAGCCAGGGCTCATTTTGCACCCAATCCAGAAGGAATCAGGAAAAAAGTGTACAAAATGTATCCCCAGCTAAAGAAGCGCGCCGAAAAAAGGTCCAAAAAGTAATTGTGGGAAAAATTCCCACTTTTCCCACTTTAGACCAAAGCAGTATTCCGACGCGCAGCCAATATGCGCATACCCAGGAGATTTATGAAAAAAATGTGTAATAAATGTTCAAAACACATGGCTAAAAAAGAGCATCCAAAGGCCAAGAAGGCCGATAAAAAGATGCCAAAGTCTAAGAAAAAAGTTAAAGTAGTAATGGAAGAGTTTAAAAAAGGCGAGTTACACAGCGGATCAAAGAAAGGTCCGAAAGTAACCAACCCAAAACAAGCAATTGCTATTGCTCTTTCTGAACAGCGTAAAGCTAATAAGAAATCTAAAAAATAAGCCATATTCACCTATGTGCTTTATCGGCGTGCTCTGGTGCGTGTTCATTACCAGGGTGCGCCCTTTTTATTAAGATATATATTTTAAGTATAACATAATGATTTTCAAAAGAATCATGCTCTCCACTTTTATTTAAATTAATAATTCAGAGAGAAAGTTGAATTTATTGATTGAATCGATTATGCGATATGCTACGCTAAAGGCATGCGATCCTGGTGTTGTTCCTTTCTCGCCAGGCAAACCGCAGGTAATCAAAAACGCCGTATCGAGTAGTTATACTTTATACGGCGTTTCTCAGATGTCTTATCTTCTTCTACCCAAACAGCACGTGAACCAACGAATGTACCACGGTACATCGGGTACACCCTCTATTTGTTCCTGTCTGCATTGAGTACAGGTACTACATGATCTCAAGTGCGGCGCATCGATATCTTGTGCTGGCGGTTGCGGTGATCGTGGGACACGTGATGATTTCTTATAGCTTTTAGATACGACTTGTGGTCGTGGGAATTCCTCATATGTGGGATCAATATACTGCCGTGAGTCTTCGCGTTGAACACGCGGGTAGTGGTTGTTGAAGAGCACTTGTTTACCATGAGCCGCGACCATCATGTCAGCTGACAATACCCATAAAGCTCCGAGAGCCATATAAGTTTGCCTCTTGATACACATAGAGTTGTCCTTTCTTAAAAGGTGGTCTATATTACCCCCAGTATGTCTCAAAACATATAAGGAGAGCAATAGTTATGATTCGTAAGAAAACCCTTGGAGAACAGGTAGTTCCCTTATTAGAGAAGGAGCCTGAGTCCCGGGATCCCATCGAATTGCAGCGTGAAATGCAGCGAGACTATTTAGATGAACTCAAAAAATGTATAGCTGACTTTAAGAAAAAACATAACGGTGATTTCTTTGTTGTCGTCATAACTAAACGAGAACCATTACTTCCCAATGTACTGCGCAATCAATTCTTTGCGCGTATTAGTTGTCCCACGCCCGACTATGATCAGTCAGTTTATCACTATAAAAGCGATATAGAGTGCGCTGAGTACTTGTGGACAATTCCCTGTCGTGATGCATGTTATTACCTACGCGATAACTGTAGTCTGGTAGCTCCTGAAGAGCGCCAACTATTGGGATTTGTTTTGGATTTTGCTGATGGCTCTCTATTCAAATTATCTAAAAAACTTAACCGGGAGATGCCGGATTCGCCATTATTATCGACTACATAGGAGAGATTATGTTTGATGATACACAAATTGATACCACCCCACCCGCTGTTGAAACCCCTGAGGGTTCTACTACATCTGGCCTACAGGAATTAGCGCAACCCACAGAACCCGTTGAAGACGATCAGACGAAGAACTTTAAACAGCTCCGTAAGAAAGCTGAACAAGTAGCCAAGGAGCGCGATGAAGCGCTTGCTCGTCTACGTGATTATGAAGAGCGCATAAAGCAGTCTTCACCGCCAGAGTCTGAATCAGATGAGTTCACTATGCAGCCCGATGAGCTTGCTGAGGGAAAGCATATCTCCAAGGTGCAAAAGCAGCTTAATAAATTACGAGAAGAAGTTCGTGTAGCGACAACGGAAGCCAAGTTAAAGGCGCAGTACCCAGACTTCGATTCCGTTGTCTCTAAAGAGAATATATTGGCTCTGCGTGATATGTACCCTGAGATTGCACAAGCACTCAATTCATCACCTGATCTTTATGCTACTGCGGCGTCTGCGTACACGCTAATCAAAAAGCTAGGAGTCAACGCAAATGCCGCGTAATATGATGCTGAAAAGAAAATTGTGCAAGCCAATGCCGCAAAACCTAAGCCGCTTGCAAGTGTTTCTCCGCAACAAGGAGATAGCCCGTTATCACGTGCAAATGCGTTCGCTAATGGCCTTACTGATGAATTAAAAACTCAACTACTGCGTGAGATGGAACAAGCTCGTCGCGGTATGTAACTTAGCTGCTCTCCCTGCTGCTCCACTGTACTAGATATCCTTACAATATTTGGTACAGTGGTTTTGAGCTGTCGACAAATTGTAGACAACTGAAAATCTAGACTTATTCTGGTCACTTATACTATTCTACTGGCGCGTTACTAAGCCTTCGCATGCTTAATCTGGGCGTATAGAGTCTCGCCCCCTCAAGAGCCGTACTCGAGCTTCGCTCGCTCCCGAACACATATCTGTGCACCCTCTCTTTGAGGAGCAAACATGTCGATAACTACGACAAGTACATTGCCAGCACCGGTACAACAGAGTTTTAGTTACAAGCTCTTGAGTGTACCAGTGCCGAACATGATCCATAAGATCCCGGCAATGAAAAAAAACATGCCACGCAACGGCGGTACAACGCTACGTATGCGTCGGTATAACCCGTTAAATACTGCAATGGTTCCCCTTGGAAACTCAGGTGTAACGCCTCCTCCTCAGAACTTAACTGCGGTAGACATTGACGCTAAAATTTCCTTCTACGGAACTTATGTAACCCTGAATGAGCAAGTAACACTTCAAAACCAAGATCCGGTTTTAAATGAATGTGCTGCACGTCTTGGTGTTTCTCTCCGCCAAACAGAAGATCAGTTAACTCGCGACATGCTTGCGGGAACAGCTGCTTTCATCAACTGTACTGGTGGAGTAAACGGTGACAACCCGACGGAAATCACTCGTTCTGACGTTGACTCTGTGGTTCGTACGTTGCTTAATAACAACGCTTACACGATCATGGACAATATCGAAGGTGAAGATAAGTTTGGTACGGCGCCAGTTCGTGATGCATACTTCGCATTATGTTCTACTAACCTTACCGGAAACTTGGACAACGTAGCTGGATTCATCCAAAAGAACCAATACCCGGCTCCTATGAACGCACTCCGTTCAGAATGGGGCGCAATCGGTAACCTCCGGTTCTTGATTTCATCTATCGGTTCTGTAACAGCAAACGCATCATTCCTTGGCGCAAATGTGTACAACATTTTCTGCGTGGGTATGGAAGCGTATGCATGTATCGAACAAGACGGATACAGCGCAAGCTTTATCTATCGTCCACCGATATATGATGGGCCGTTAGCTCTTAACGCCAGTGTTGGTTATAAATTCGCAGAAGTTCCTAGAATCACTAACGATCTCTGGGTAATTAACCTGCGTGCAACACTTGCAACATAAGGAGAACTACCATGGCTTATAATACCGTTTTACAACAAGGTAGCTTCGTCTCTACAGGCGCTACACAGACGATTCAAGTACGCTCAGGCGTTGACTGGATTCGCACGTATAACTACACCCAAATCGCTGCGAACGCAGTATCAACTGGGTATGAGTTCTACTGGCAGTTCGGCATGCCTCAAGGCGGTGGCTTAGAATGGCAAAGTAATGGTGGCGGCACAGCCGTTAACATCATCGCTATTGCTGCTAACGCTGGATTCACTATTGTGGATTCTTCTGCAGGAACGCTTGGTGCTGCTGTAGCTATTACTGCTGGTACTAACGCTGTTCAACCAGTGTATTCAACCGCAAGCACGGCTGGATTAGCTGCTGGTTCAGTAGTTCGTCTCACGAACCTTACGGGACAACCTAACCTTGCTGGTTATGATTTCACGATCGACACTATCGTTGCAAACACAAGCTTCCGTATCGCAAATGCTTTGGCAAATGCTCCTGGAGCTGCTGCAACTGCTGGTTTCTACCGTATCGTTCCTTTCGATCCGATTTATTATCCGACCCGACGTAACATCGTTAACATTACTCGAGCTGCTCAAGCTGTAGTAACAACGAGCGTTAACCACGCATATGTTCCCGGTATGTCTGTTCGTCTCTATGTGCCTTCTCAATTCGGCATGATTGAAGCGAATGGCTTACTCGTGAACATTACGGCAGTTACTGCTGGAACATTCACCGTTAACTTGGATACTACTGCGTTCACCGCATTTGTATTCCCAGGCGCTGCGGCTGTTCCGTTCACACCTGCTGAAGCGGTACCGGTTGGTGAAGAAACTGATCAGTTCTCTAATCCAAACTTATTAGATGATGCGACGGTTAACACAGCATATATCGGAGTCCAACTTGCTGCGGGTGTAAATAGCCCTGCTGGTCAAGCGGCCGACGTTATTTACTGGTTAGCTGGTAAATCATTCAATATTTAATGATATGGGGGAAGGTGCTATGCTTCCCCCTTTTTTGAAGAAGGAAATGTTATGTCTCACGTAAAAAAAGACACAAAGGATGTAAGCGCACGGCCTACCCTTAAATACATGCGGGATAAGGACCGCCAAATGGTACGAGGAAAGTTTATATTTCATGAGTGTCCAGGTGGCACCGCGAGTTTTCCGTTCCATAAATACAAAGAAGATCCGGTTGAACGATTCGATCTTACCGATGGTCAAATTTATACCATCCCGCTGGGAGTAGCGAAACATCTTAACAAAAACTGTGCCTATCCAGTCCATGCTTACGCGATGGATGAAGGTGGTAAACCGCTTATGAAAATAGGCCAAATGGTGCGCAGAATGAGCTTCCAAAGTCTCGAATTCGTAGACGATGAAGATCTAACGCCATCAACATCTTCAATCGCAACCGCTGAATTTGTAAGGTAATACAATGGTTACAGGGACTTATTACGCTAATCCGTTTCCGGTGTATCAGCCAGCGATGAGGCTTATTTCAGCCATAACAAATTCATTCCCCGCTACCGTGACTACTACGTTCAATCATCAGTATATTTCGGGCACGATAGTACGCATTGATATACCGTTCGCTGACGGAATGCAGCAGCTTAATCAGCAGACTGCGCCCATTACCGTAATAAGTCCCACCCAATTTACCATTCCCATAGACACTACCTCATTTGAAAGATTCTTAATTCCTATGGGGGCACCGCCGTACATAAATACTGCAGCACAAGTTGTACCAATTGGTGAGATTAGTAGTATCCTAGCTGCCGCTACCGTTAACGTGTTATAGGAGATAACATGGCCATTCCGCCTACCTCAACTTTAGATGCAATCCAAGTAAAAGTACGTCGCTTAACACGAAGCCCCTCAGAGGCACAGCTTACTGATGCCGATCTACAAAATTACATTAATACCTTTGTGGTTTATGACTTCCCTGAACACCTACGTATGTTTAATCTACGCACTGTTTTCAGGTTTTGGTGTAACCCGTTCCAAGATAGATATATTACTGACGCGACGCTACCGGTTACAAATCCTCTCTATAATTTTCAGAACCAATATATTAGTATAGATGAGCCGCTCTACATTGCTGGCTACCAATCGCTCTATTCGCAATCTCGGCAACAGTTCTTTGGAATTTATCCGAATGTTAATAATATCTCTAGTATAGGCTTCACCGGAGACGGAGCAACGCAAACATTTACTGGTGTGATTAACCAAAATATCCAACAGAATTTGATTAATCCAAATTTACAAAATCAAACCTCAACCCTCATACAAAATGAAGTTCTTTTTGATTCTATCGACAGTAATGGTAACGGCTTATCTCTTATTGATGTTCCTATTGTTGACGCGGCCACTGGAAATAATACGGTTAATGGAAACCTTTATGTGCCCGGAACGCAGCCAGCCGCACGGCCTACTGTCATTACTCCTGGCAATACTATTAACTACGTTACTGGCGTCTTTACCATTACTTTTCCTGTGGCTCCTGGACCCGGAGTACCTATTAACAGTCAGACGATTCCTGCAATAGTTAGTCTTCCTCAATCGATGCTTTATTATGACAACATTATCACGTTGCGTCCGGTTCCTGACCAGCCTTACCAAATCAATTTCGAAGCGTATATACGCCCTACTGCGCTCTTACAAAATAATCAAAGCCCGCAGCTCGAGGAATGGTGGCAGTACATTGCGTATGGCGCCGCGGTTAAGATCTTCCAAGACCGCATGGACACCGAAAGCGTCGCCCAAATAAT